TTGGCTACGTCCGGAGAAAAGATTGTTAACGAGATTATCCGTAAAGCACTTGATCCCGAAGACAAAGATCAGATCGCAGCATTGAAAATGTGTATTGATAGGATTCTTCCTGTTAGTTTGTTCGAGAAGTCCGCTGGTCGTTCTAATCAGATTCAGATCAACATTTCTACCGGTGACGGTCAGCCTGCTACAATTGAAGAGAATACGATTGAAATTGAAGATGCTGTGGTTGTAGACGAAGAAGATGACGACGCTTAACATCCAATTCCATCCTGCTCAGAAGTCGATCTTTGATGCCAAGGAGCGCTTCAAAGTCGTTGCTGCGGGTCGTCGGTTTGGAAAGACTCGGTTGGCTATTGGTACTTTGATTATCCAAGCACTGACAAGCCCTGCGCCTGTCGATAAGCTTGTTTTCTATATCGCTCCGACATTCCAGCAAGCCAAAGAACTTGTATGGGACACGCTAAAGGAAATGGCTCACGAGGTCATTGCCAACGTCCATGAAAACACTGGAGTCGTCACACTAGTCAATGGGAGGAAAATCTGTCTCAAGGGTAGTGATCGGCCTGACACAATGCGAGGGGTGGGCTTGTGTTATTGTGTAGTTGACGAATACGCCGACATGAAACCGAATGTGTGGGAGCAGATTCTTCGTCCTGCTCTATCTGATGCAAAAGGGGGTGCTCTGTTCATCGGTACACCAAAAGGGCGTAACCACTTCTACGCTCTGTACCAACGCGCTGAGAAAGAACCGACATGGAAAGCGTTCCATTTCACTAGCTTTGACAATCCCTACCTAGATCCGGAAGAGATTGAGCAAGCCAAGAATGAAATGTCTTCGTTTGCTTTCCGTCAAGAGTACATGGCTAGCTTTGAAGCTGCTGCTAGCGACATTTTTAAGCCTGAGTGGGTTAAGATTGACGATAAAGAGCCGGAAGAAGGTGAGTATTACATCGCTGTTGACTTGGCTGGATTTGAAGATGTATCGGAACAAGCTGGAAACAAGAAAGCATACCTAGACCAAACCGCCATTGCAGTGGTTAAAGTCAATTCTAAGGGCTGGTGGGTTAAAGATATCCTTTATGGACGGTGGGATGTGCGTGAAACCGCTGTTCGTATCGTTAAAGCTGCTCGTGACAATCAAGTCAAGATTGTTGGAATCGAGAAGGGAGCGCTGAAGAATGCGGTAACTCCGTATCTGAAAGAACTGATGCAACGTACCGGCTACTACTGTTCTATGGTAGAGTTAACTCACGGTAACAAAAAGAAGACTGATCGTGTTGTATGGGCTCTACAGGGCCGTATGGAACATGGTCGTATCAAGTTTAACATCGGAAGCTGGAACAACGATCTGATTGACCAAATGATGCAGTTTCCTGACCCCAAAACACACGATGACCTTGTGGATGCACTAGCATACATCGACCAAATGCAGTCCATTACGACTATCTCACTGGATGATTTTGAAGATCATACCCCTCTAGACGCTATCTCAGGATACTAAAATGGCTGGTGGACTACTATCGACTATCAATGACGCTTACCAACAATACATTGGTCAGCCTTTTGTACGTTCTGCTCCCGGTCAGATGGCAGCAGGCTTCCTAGGAGTGCCTTCACAGGGTACGTCTCCTGACGCTTATAAGACCGGTGAAGGGCTCGGTATGCTTCCGGGCCTCAATGCCCCCAAAGGAGCCTTCCAAGTGGCTGCAAAGGCCGCTGCAAACGCTCCTGAGATCCTTGACGCTGGTAAGACTGGACTAGGATTGATCTATGGATCGAATGCACTAAAGCATGGCGTAAGTCCTCCTGACGCTATCACTGCTGAACGCCTGCGAAAGAATGGAATGACTGAAAAAGAGTTGTTTCAGCAGTCCAAAGGCTTGTTTAAGGGACCAGATGGATTATGGCGTCGTATGACAAGCGATTTGGCGTATGAAAAGCCGTTTGTTGACACAATCAACAAGCTAGATCGTGAGGCTAACCTTTATGGCAGCTTTGATCTTAAACAACTGTACACAAACAAAGAACTATTTGAAGCATATCCTGATCTATCGAAGATCAAAGTTGTGTTTGACGGGACTATGAAGTCAAATGAACACGGTTCTTTCAGTCCAGGTACAAAAACTCTACGACTGAACCCAAACAGTAAGCCTACCGATATGTATGAGACACTGATTCATGAGATTCAGCATGGTATTCAGACTAAAGAGAAGTGGCAGCAGGGTGGTAATTCTTTCTCCATGCTTCCTCCGAACGTACAACGTGCCAGCGGTCATGCTGAGGCTGCTAAAGCCAAGATTCTTGATCGTGTTACCGACGTTTCTAAACGACATGGTATTCCAAGAGATGATATTATCAACGCCACTCGTTTTGTAGCCTTGAGTAAAGCTGGTATCGACACAACACCGCAAATGAAAGATGCTCATGCTCGTCTGTCAGGAATTGTTGGCGCCGACGATCTTAAAGAAGTTATTAAAGACTACGCTCGCTACGGTGACATTCAAGCTAAGACAGCTAAACACACTGAAGCAGCTTTTAGTGACTATAAAAAGCTACAGGGTGAGGCAGAAGCCCGTGAAGTTGAGAGACAGCTAAAATCTGAACGTGCTAGGCCCGGTCTGAACGCTCCGTCAGGACAATACGATAATATGTACTTTGGTAGTCTTCTGAAGCGAGGCGATACCAGCAGCCAAGGTGTTGATGTTAACTGGAAATCCAATCCTCTGATGATTAACGAACTACTGAACGATTCCATAAGGTAAACTATGTATAAAGACGACGACGAAGAGATTGAGAAGCCTGAGGATAAGAAACTAGTTGAGTTCGTTACTGGTCACTGCCGTTCTTGGCGTGATAACATCGAATCCAACTACTACGAGAATTGGGATGAGTACGAACGCCTATGGCTAGGTGTGTTTCGTGATTCGGACCGTACCCGTAAGTCGGAACGCTCCAAACTCATTACACCGGCTCTGCAACAGGCCATTGAAACCTATCAATCCGAGATTGAAGAGGCTATCTTTGGTCGTGGACAGTTCTTTGACATCGTTGATGATGCTCAGGATGAGGTTGCTGTTGATGTTGAGATGCTAAAGAACCAGCTACACGAAGATTTTGCTCAAGATAAGATTCAGTCTGCTATCTCGCAGATTGTTACGCTTGCTGCGGTCTTTGGCACTGGTATTGGTGAGCTTCACATTAAAAAGAAGACTCAGATGAAGCCTGCCTCGCAGGTTGAGGGTGGTGTCCGCATTGGAGGCGTCTACGAAACAGATCGTTTCTGCGTCTACCTCAAGCCTATTCATCCAAAGAACTTCATTATTGACCCAAATGCCAATACGCTTGAAGAAGCAATGGGTTGTGCTGTTGAAGAGTTTGTGTCGATCCACTCTGTCAAACAAAAGATTAAAGAAGGCATTTATCGCGATGTTGATGTTGAAACTGATGGCACTGATGATGACCTAGTTCCGTTCTCTCAGGAAGAAGATGTGTACATGGATAATAAAGTCCGTATCCTGAAATACTACGGTCTTGTTCCCCGTGCCCTCATCACAAAGATTAAAGCTGAAGATGCTGGTACAGACACAGAAAGCACTGACAAAGAAAAAGAACTGGAAGAAGCCCTAGGTATGTCTGATCCTACGGATTCTGAGAACTATGATGATATGGTTGAGGCAATTGTTGTTATTGCTAACGATGGGGTGCTATTGAAAGCGGAAGAGAATCCTTACATGATGAAGGACCGCCCTCTCGTTTATTTCTGTCCCGAACCCCTTCCGGGCCGGTTTTGGGGTCGTGGTATCGCTCAGAAAGGCTTCAACATGCAGAAAGCGGTTGACGCTCAGATTCGTTCGCACCTAGACCGTCTAGCGCTTACAACCACTCCGATGGTCAAAGCTGACGCTACCCGCCTACCGCGTGGTTTCAAGTTTGAAGTCATTCCGGGTCGTATGCTACTGACCAATGGCGATACTGACGCTATCCAGCCGTTTATCTTTGGACAACCTGACGCACAGAACGTCGAGACTGCCAAGATGTTTGAGCGGATGCTTCTACAGGCTACAGGAACCCTTGATGCTGCTGGTATGCCCTCTGACATCTCGCAATCGTCACAAGCCGGTGCAATGTCCATGGCGATGTCCGGTATCATCAAAAAGAACAAGCGTGGTCTTCTTAACTTCCAAGATAACTTTCTGATTCCTTTTATCAAGAAAGCTGCGTATCGTTACATGCAGTTCGATGCTGACCGCTATCCTGTCAAGGACTATAAGTTCGTTCCTGTGTCGTCGCTAGGTATCATGGCTCGTGAATACGAACAACAGCAGTACATGGCTATGCTGGCAACCCTTGGACCCGATTCTCCGGTGCTTCCGCTGGTGCTACAATCCATTGTTGATAATAGCTCGCTATCGAACCGTGAAGAACTGAAAGAAGCCCTTCTGAAGCTGTCGCAGCCCGATCCGGCCAAGCAACAA